CAACTATTACATTATTTACTTCTTTGGTAAGTAATGGATTGTATGAGAAGATGGAAGCATTCTATCCGATGCTAGGGGGTAATAGTGATGGTTGTAAGTTTAATGGTAAAAACCCTGTTAATACGGATGCCGCATATAGATTGACCTTCTTTGGTGGTTGGACTTTCAACCCATCTGGTGCGACATCAAACGGAACAACCGCTTATGCTGATACATTCTTGGCTCCATCGGCATTAACCTTGAATAGTCAGCATTATAGTATTTATATGGGGAATAATAATGTTCCTGTTGGTGGCACAAATTATTTCGGTTGCGCTGAAGTTGTCGGAGGATCACAATTATATAATGTTATAGCACAAGATGGAGGGCCTAGATGGTTCTATGGTGTTAGTTCTACTGGTGTAGGTACAACAACAACACCTGATACACAAGGGTTTATATTGATGGCTTCAAGTGGTTCAAGTGATGAAACCTTATATCGTAATGCTACAATTATAGATACTACTAGCGTAAGTAGAGGTACGATGACGAGAAGTAATTATATTGCGGCTATGAATAATGGTACTCCAATACAACATTACGACAACGAATATAGATTTGTGAGTATTGGTTCAGGATTAACCGCATCGGAAGTATCCACATTATCAACAATTATAAACACATTCCAAACAACATTAGGACGAAATACATATTAAAATGGAACAATTTGTAGCAATACTCACAATACATCAAAAAGATAGTTTAGTAGGACAATTAGTATGTTCTGATGTATATTTCAATCCAACACTAGACGCAAATCAGGATTGGTTTATTTCAAGTCAGGAAATAGATAATTCAATTTACCCAGAGCATGAATGGGTTAAGGATTTGACATTATCAGTTTATGTTGGGCCTTACATTCCACCCGCTCCAACACCAATACCATCAGGTTCAACAATAAATGAAATATAATTTTTTTTATGAATATTTTATTTGTTTTGATAGATGATAAACTTGACGCACATTACATAATAAGCGAGAATGTTGATAATACGAAAAAATGAGGTAAATAATATGATTGCTACGGTGTCTATGAATAAGACATTACCAAATCCATATTATCTATTCTCATTCCAACATATAGCATCAAAGGAGAGAATAAGTTTCTATCCTCAAGTCATAACCAGTAATGTTCGTTATGATAAGTTTAGATTTGTGGAGGCACCGACAACTGTTCTTACTGGTACAACACCACAAGTCAATTTTGAATATTTGGGTCAGTATTACTATTCTATATATGAGAATATTACATCAGGTTCAACTAATATCGCTTTAGCCTACAATAAGTTAGAGAGTGGTAGAGCGTGGGTTATTGTCGGTAATGATAATACCCAAGATTGTTTCTTTGAACCTTATATTTCTAATGATGAGGACTTCGCACAGATAATCTATGTGAGTGAAGAAGAACAAGAGTGTCAGCAACCAATAGTAAGTCCAACACCGACGACAACCAATACTTCTACTCCAACACCCACACCAACACCAACATCAACCTAACTTATCTTGGATATAGATAAAATACAAACTTTAGATATTTATAAGTAATGGATAATAAAAACAAATACGGATTTCATATACAAGATTTCAACGCAGCCTATGTTCCGCAATATCAAGAAGTAATTAAAAACAAGCCGTGGGTCTTCTACGGGGACGACAACGCATTTCCAAATCACGTATTAACCATTTATCAATATTCTCCAATTACCCGTGCTTCAGCGAACGCAACAATCTATGGTGTGAAGGGTAAAGACATTTTTGTTAAAGAAGGAGACCCTAACAGAATTGGTATGGCTAATAGAAGTGAAACCTTATATGAGGTTTTTGAGAAATGTGTAAAAGACAGAATTATATTTGGTGGATTTGCATTAAATATTGTAAAATCTAATGATGGTGGTATTGCTGAAATATACCATACTGATTTCTCAAGATTGAGAGCAGGTAAGGAGGATATGTTCGGTAATGTTGGAACATACTATTATTCTGTGGATTGGAAGGGAACACAAATCAATCCTCAAAAATGGAAGCCAGTTGAACTACCAGCATTTAATATGGTTGGTGAAGACAGCCCATCTCAAATCTATTATGTAAAGAAATATCAGCCTATGATGTCGTATTATCCAGCACCTGATTGGATTGCGGCATTAACAACTGCTCAGTTAGATATTGAGATAAGAAACTTCCATTTGAATAATACTCAAAATAGTATGATGCCAAGTATGAGTGTGAGTTTTGTAAATGGTGTTCCAAGTGAAGAAGAGAGAGATATTTTGATGAGACAACTGGAATCCAAATATACTTCTACAAATCAGGCTGGTAAGATATTTTTATTTTTTAGTGAGAACCCTGAAACAGCACCTGTAATTGCTCCATTACCAAATAATGCGAGTGATGCTTGGTATTCCAATATGGCACCACAAATAGACCAAACTATCCTCACGGCGTTTGGTATATCCTCCCCGATGCTCTTGGGCATAAAGACACAGGGACAACTTGGGGGAAGAACTGAGATGTTAGATGCTTATAATTTATTCCTTCAAACACGAATTGTGCCTATTCAAGAAGAGATATTAAAGACATTTGAGAAACTCTTATTTTTGAGAGATAAACAACCTATCAAATTGGGTCTAGAACAAAACCAGATCTTACCTGATATTGAAGAGACAAAAATAGATATAGAAAAAGGAATATAACAGATGCCTACAGTATTACTTATCAGCGAGACAAAATTAAAATCATTCTCAACTTTGAACCAGAATATAGATATGGCGTTATTGACTAACACAATCTATATGGCTCAGGAACTCGGTTTGCAAACTCTGATCGGGACAAAAGGGTATGACTATTATATGGACTTGGTTAAGTCAGTTCAATTATCAGGAGGGACTATGTCTCAAGCGGATAGTATTATGTTGAATGATTACATAGCCCCTTATTTAGTTCATAGAGCATTTTATGAAGCGATGCCTGAGGTATTTGCTCGTAAGATGAATAAAGCCATAACTGTGGGTAATACAGAACAAGGAACATCAATAGACATCAAGGGTATGTCTTATTTAAGAGATATTGAACAAGGTAGATATGAGTTCTATGCTCAAAGATTATTAGACCGAGTTCAAGCATATCCAAGTGATTATCCCTGGTATTATTCATATACAGACAAAGATGGTATGCCATCATCATCACAAACCTATTTTGCAGGTATTCACTTTGAACCTGGTATGAGAAGACCACCACGTAGAAATAGTTGGTATAAAAACCTTCCTTACTACCAAGGCCCAGAATATGATGCTTGTGTAAATTGCGACTAATATGAACGAAACAATATTACTATTTTTATCTAATGCTTTGACTGGTATTGCTGGTTGGTTTGTGGGTCGTAAGAGACAACAAGCCGAGACGGACAACCAGACGCTCAGAAATCTTGAACTTGCAGTAAATCTTTATAAGAACATTATAGATGACTTGAAACAAGAGATACAAAACTTGAATGTCAAAATACAGGATTTAGAAAAGAAGGTAGATGAATTACACACCGAGAATAAAAAATTAAAATCAGACAAATTATAAGTTATGCCAATCAAACCATCAAAAAACGAAACAGAACAAGAGTTTATCTCAAGATGTATGAGTGTTGAAAAAGATGCTTTACCAGAACAAGACCAAAGATTAGCAGTTTGTTATTCATATTGGACTAAAGAAGGTATGGCAACAGAAGATATTGAAGATATTGAAGATGACCTTGAAACAGAAACTGCTGCTGGTTTTGCGTTTGCCACAAAAGAGAGTGAGGATTTTGCTACATTACCAACAACTGATTGTATGGAAAAACATAAGTCGGCTGGTTATACAGAACAATATGCTAAACAAGCATGTCATGGAGCAAAACCAAATGATGCTCAACAAGGTGGGGTAGTTGGAATGAGTGAGGAGTTTGGTAGAAAGAAGTTTGAATATCAACCAAATCCAAAAGAAAGTTTGGGTGAGTTTATGGGTAGATGTATGAGTGATGATATGGTAAGAGAAAAGAAAAAGGACAGAGGTATTCGTGCTGGTTTCTGTTATACTCAATATCAGCAAAAATATATTGCTAATATTGCTATGGGTTGGAAGTAGTCCTAAAAGGGACAGAAACACCCCTAATTTCAATTATCTTTATAAAGTAGTATTATGACCCCAAACGAAAAAAACCTCGTTGAAACGAAGATATGTTGTTCCTGTAAAAAGAAAAAATCAATCAAGTCGTTCTATAAGAGTAATGTTAAATCTATTATGAATAGATGTAAGATATGTAATCAACAAGGGAAGATGTGTATAAATGAAAACCGAAGTAGATTAAAACACAAAAAAGAAGATGGCCCACAATTATTTAATGTGAGTAAAAACGATTGGATAAAAACTTTTTTATTTTTACAGAGTATTGGATATGATTTGGAAAAAGATATTCATTTACAGTTCTGTGAAAAACATAATTTTGAACCTAACAAAAGGGGTTTTGAGAACTCTATAATTTATTCTCCAAAAGATTTGGGAATGATTTGATTTTTTATACTTTTTACTATATTTATTATTACCACGCCTTCAAAGAAATATTAAATATCTTAAACTGATATATTATAAATTGGAGAACAGAGGGCGTGGTGGCTTAATGGTTCTCCTTTTTATTTTTATATCAGTTTTTTTTATGTAGTTGAACCGACAGAAAAAGGTTTAATATCGCCCAGAGGGTATAATCGGCACGGAACGAGAGTATGGGTCTTACAGGTGGATAAATCCAAATAGGAAATTGAGACATACCTGCTACGAAAAAGGTCAATAAGGATAAATAAGATATGGGGGAATACTTGAACTGGTCTTATGAAACTTATTGGGTGTGGTAAAAAAAATAGGGAACTAGAGGTCTGCTTACTTGGTAATTATATTAAAGATTATTATATTTGTAATATGAAACTACAAGAATGGCAAACAGGTGATAAATCAAAAATCAATTCTTTGAATAGAATGATGTATCATAATGATTGGTTAAAGCAGCAGCACTTAGATATTAAAAATATGATACAATCAAAAGTAATAGTTGAAGAAAAACCTATTCAAGGCTTCGTGAAGGATTGATTATGTTGAAAACATTAAATCCTATGATATTAACATATTCGTTATTACTTTCATTCATTTTAATTGTATTTCTGGTTAGAAAAAGAAAAAAGTAATTTCTTTGATATTTATAAGTATGATAAAGAAAACACATAAGATTTTAGATTATAAGTTAATCAAGGTTGAAAAGTTGTATAATAGAACTCAACCAAATAAATTATTTTATAATCTATATTTAGAAGATTTTGATGAGCCATTACTTATTGAAACCGAACAACCATTAAAATCTGGTATAGTAGGACAAAAGATTAAATATAAATTAAATGCTGATAATGAAGTCAGCGAATTTCAATTTCTATAAGTTCTTGAGGGGGAGGTGCATTAGTTTCAGTTTTCCCATTTTGTAATTTTTTTCTACCTTCCCCTCATCTTTATTATGCAATATCAACAATCAGTATCTGGTCTATTAGAGGATATAGTTAAAGATAATCCTACTTTCAAGTTTCCAATAGAAAGTATCTATAAGGAACTTATGTCTTTATTTTTAGAACCTATGGAGTTTGATTACTTTATTATTCAAAGTTTCAGGAAACTGAAAAGAGATTTTGGTGATGTAATCGCTCATATTTTTTTACAGACACTAGAACTGAAGTTGAATATGAAACCACAGGAAGTAGCAAATCTTACATTAGAAGAATACCACTCTTACATAGAAATCTTTATTAGTGCTTTGGAGAATATCTATATCACTAGAATTGATAGAAACTCTAGTGATGGAGAAATGCTTTCAGTTATGGGTTAATCCCTTTCAACTTTTTTGTAAGTCATTCAAATACGTTCTAAGTTGCTTAGAATTGTAATTTGCTCCCAAGCAATAGAAATAGTCATATTCGTTGATTTTTTTGATTTGTTCTAACAATTGCTTTTTCATTTCTGTCTTTGTTTAAGTTTGAAATTCAAAGGTCGTGAATATATTTTATACTGCAAAATACTTTTCAAAAAAAGATAAAAAAAAACCCTTACTCATCGGAAGTAAGGGAAAAAGGCGGGAATACATGGCGTGCAATAGAAAGCCTTTTTTTTGATGTCTTAATCTAAATATCATATTTTTTTATTTTTTTTCAACTAAATATCAAATATTTTTCTTGTAGGGTTTGACTTTTGTGGAGGTTGTGTTATATTTATATATATAACAATAACAAAATGGAAAACACAATTAAAATCAAAACCTTACTAATCAGCGGAGATACATTACAAGAATGGAATGTAGATGAAATCCTTAAAGATAAAAAATCAAAGGAACAAGACATAGAAACTTTGGTTAGACATGAATGGGACAATACTATTGGAAAGTATTGTAATGGTATGACATACCTTGAAATTGAACAAATGGATTATAAATACAACTACTAAAAAAAAAAGAAACATGGCACTAATAAAAAGATTTTTGGAGGACATCATAGAGGAAGAGTTCTACCCATGCGATTTAGATTATGAGTATCAGGAATGGGTCAAAAACAAAGAACTACAAAATCATGAAGATTATATTAACAACTATAAAGAGATGGTTGCAGCATATGAAGAAATGCTTGCAGACAGATACTAATAAACTTGATAAACAAGAAATACAAATGAGTGAAGTATGGAAAACAATACCTATGTTCCCAACCTAT